CCTCTTTTAGAAACAGCCTCAATAGGATCTTTTTCTAAATCTGTTTTTAATTTTGCTAAATAGTTTTCTGCAGTTTTTAATTGATCGTATAATGCAGTTGAAAGACCAGTATTTTTTTCTCCTGGTGGAACATCTCCTTTTAATCTACTATTTATATCTGCTCTAGTTGTAGTTATAAAATCTTCTATTTGAAGAGGTGTCATTATATTTAATGACTTAACTAAATTAATCTTAGCTTTTAATTTTTGAGCTTTCAAAACCAATTCTGGTTTGTTTAAAGCAACACCAGTAGCCTCATACCCGTCAATTGTAGCAATGTCTGCAATGTAGCCGTTATCTGCCATCTCATTCATTTTAGTTAATTCAGAATTAATTAACTTTGTAGATGTTGAGCTTGAAGTTTTAAAATGAGTTTTTAATTTTTCAACATCTTCTATATCTAATCTTTTATCTTTTTTAGCTGCGGCTAATGCAGCTGCTTGATCGGCAATAGGAACATTTTTATAAAGATAAAAAGCAACATCTCTATTTGTTGATTTAACAACTGTATCTAAACCCTTTCCAAATAATTCTTTAGTTTTTGCATTAGAAAGTAATTCAGCTAATTCAGTTTTTGCTGTCTCTTGTTCTATTCCAGATGAATATATGATAGATTTTTTTAAGGTTTCTATTTTATCTAAAGTATTTGTTCTTAACCCATTAATCATATTAGTTGTGGCTGCAACCTTAATGGAATTAGTATCTTTTAAATTTTGTCTATTCATCCAGTTTGTAAATTTTCTTTTAGCCATCCAGGATAAATTATTTTTTTCTTGATCTAATAAAGATTTCCAACTGGTATTATAATATTCTACAGCTTTATCGGGATCTTTCATTTCTTTTGCTTTAATAGAAATAGAACTTAATCCTTCAAAGTTATCATTACCATTCATGATCTCTTTAGATTTTTCTAAAAGTTCATTGTCGGATTTAATATCTAAATGTTTAGCGTAAAGTTTTTCTCCCGATTGAACCATACCTTTCCAGGCTTTACCAATCGATTGAGCTTCAGATAAACTTATCTGTCTTTTATCTAAAACATTAGAACTATCAGTTGTAGGTGTTAATTGTGATTTATATAATTTTATTGCCATTTAATTACCCCGTATATATTGCTGTTCCCATGGTTAATAAACTTTGACCCGCTGCATAGTAACTAGCTTTCTTAGCCACTTTACCACGCCATCTTGCTAGATCTGCATCCGCTCTCATTTGAATTGCCTCATTCTCTTTTTGATCTCTAGCGTTTTCTGCATTGTATGTCATGATGTCTCTATCGGTTTGCAGCTCTAATTCGTTAGCATACATAGCTTCAAGAGGTGTTCCCGACATGGTTACTCCACTCGTTAAATAAGCTACTCTTGTTTGACCATGTATGGCATCGATTGTTTTATCAAATTTTGGAAGGTTATAATTATTATGAACAGACATAATCTGTTCAGCTTCTTGATCTTTAATCTTGGCGTTACGCTCCATGATTTTAGCGTTATAATTAGCTGCTTGCATAGCAGCTTTACCAGCGTATATGTCTCCAAAAAAACTCATTATTTAATTATCCTCGCAAATCTTATAAAATCTGATCCATCGGGACCATAATTTTTCATTAATCCTTCTTCTTTCAAACCTAGCCACTTGGCAAATCTTAATGCCACATCGCAATCAGCTTTAACGGAAGTTTGTAATCTTTTTATTTTATTAGCTTTTAAAATTATTTCAGTTCTTTGTTTAATGTGTTTAGCACAAAAAACTGGATATTTATAAATATCTTTTGTTGCTAAGACCCACCCCTCGGCAACGCCATCCCAGAGATGAAAGACACCTCCTGCCGCTATCGGCTTATCATTGACAAGACCCGTAAACGACATACCAATTTCTTTTAAAAAATAAGCATATTTTCTATGTTCTGGTTTTAATTCCAAAGCTTCACTATTTAAACCCTGTTCTAATATCTGGTCAGCGTGTTTGTTTTCAAATGGAACAATAACTACATTAGACACTTTCTGTCTCCAATCTAGGATAGATCCCTAAAATCGTCATCGGTAAAGCTTGGGGTTGTTGCACATAAACCAAACCTTCGGTTCCATAATCGGTATCAAATTCAATAGACTTATCTCCTGTAAATAATGGGATGGGTAAATCCATAGGAGATCCACTCGATCTGAAATCGATTGCAGTTAAATTAGCAGCGTTGGGTCCAACACTTGCTCCAACTGTATTTTGAAATCTAACCGACAAGTCATAAATTCTTTTTGTTTTTGTTTGTGTGGTTTCAGTATAACCTTCATCTAATCTCATCGTTTGTAAATCAGAGGTATAGAGTAATCCTACTTTAGCCTGTTCAGTAGCATTCGTTATGGTAATAGATCCGCTAGAAACTGTCTTTGAATTTTGTGCAGAACCTTCTCCAATAATATCAACTACCTCTCCTTCTAAATGATCCAAACCAGTAAGAGTTGAAGTTAAATCTCCTGTATAACTTAATCCACTATCTAAAAAATGAAATGCAGTTAAATCTTCGTTAAAATCAAAGGGAGTAAAATATTCCACATAACGTCTCACCGCACCATTAATCCATCGTTTAACAATAACCCAAACTTGATCTTCATCACTATCTCCATCAATAACAGCAACGCTTTCTACTTTAGCATGAGTTAAAATATTATCAGTTTGTTCTGATGTGTGAGCTGATGTTAAACTCACATTAGTACCTAAAGTGCTATCTGTATAAAGTTTAAACTGATTGTCATCTATTTTTTCAATATAATATTTTGTGTTTTCAGATAAACCGCCAATAGCAGTTCCTGTATTATCATAATAAAAAATATCGCCTGTCGTAAAACCATGAGAGGCTGAATAAATAAAATTAGATGAAATATTAACACCTTGATAAATGTATTGAGTTGTGTCTGAACTAGGAGCAGATGTAAAAGATATAGCCGTTCCCGCTGTAGCGTTAGAAGCGGTTGTTGCTAATTTGATTGTATTACTGTCGGATGCGATAGCAAAATATAATGTTGAATTATTTAATCCACCAATAATATTACTAGCTGCATAATAATAAACTGGATCGCCAGTAGATAATCCGTGTGATGTTAAAGTTATAGTGTTGTTAGTGGTATTAACTATTGTTGTATTAGATGTAAAAGAAATTTGTTGATGAATAATATTTTTTGTTGTGTCTGATTTACCACCAATAATATGTCTGTGCCAAGCAGTAACATTTTGTAATCGATTATAAGTTAAACCCGCTAACACACCATCTGTTCTTGCTCCCCACACAACAGAGTAAGGTTCTTGTTGATAATCCATTTGAACCACACCACTTTCTGTTATATGATCCGCCAAAATTGTTAAGTCTGGTGCAGTATAACCATCGGTATCAAAGTTATAAGCAAGCTCTCTCACTTTCCTTTTAGCACGTTGTAAGAAAATAGTTGCGTTACCAATCGATAAAGCATCTACCCCAGCGGATCCGTAGTTGGATTGTTTTCTAATATTAATATTGGATGGAGTGATAGCATCTTGATTAGCTCCAGAACTCACAGCATATTCACCCCCTGTAGTCATGCAAATTAAAGTTCTTGTGGCTTTTAAAGATTTAATGGCATTTACCTGGTTAGACGCAATCGTATAAACCATCGCATCATCCGCATCGGTTCCTGTTGTCATGTTTTCATAATCTCCCGATTTAGAAAAAAACATGGTTTGGGGTTGATCGCTTGTTGCTGCAAAAACCAATCGTTGTTCAAAGAATGAGACGCAAGCGGGATGACCCGTGGTATCTGAAAAAGAACCTAATTGCCAAGAGGCAGTTGCATCAGTATTGGTAAAGGCATCGGTGATTGTGCAAACTACAACTGTGGTATTTGTTCTACCTGTTATTTTTGCTTCTCCACCATTAAATTTTATTATTCTTCCCACATCAGTTGTTTGCCAACCTGTACCACCATTAATACCAACTATAGCACTAGCTGTAAAATTGACGCTAGTTCCTGTTCCAGAGGATGCGGGAGTTATAGTTGTTGTTGTTGTATTGGCATCCATGTAGGGTCCATTAGTTCCAAAATCGACTTCTGTTAAAGTCCAGGAAGTATGACCCGTTCTTGATAACTTCATCACTTCGTGAGAGTTGTGGCAGATATACATAACATCTGCGGATTGTGCGAATTTTAAATCAAAGAGTTGAGCTGTCGTATATTCAGTTGTGATTTGATAAATTTTATTTGCTATACCCCCCGAAGAATAAGCTGTGTAGCCAGAAGAATTTATATCTGTACCATCTACATTTTGTAATTCAAAAGTATTAGTAGTTTTATCAGCTACTTTAAAAGTTTTACCATTCACTTGTGTCATCCCCACAACACCAGAAATATTTACAAAATCTCCATTGGAATAACCATGAGAGCTAGAGGTAACGACAGCTGGGTTAGCAGCAGTAATTGCAGTAATAGTTTTATTACCTTCTGTGATTTGACCATTGTCTTTAAAGAAACGGATATATTGATTGCCAAACTCTAAAACATAAGTTTGTTCAGTTGAAAATGTAAATGGAATTAATCGTGTGGAATTTGCAGAGGTTTTAATTTCAGAAACAAAATAAGTTCCTGGTCGTCTTGATACGGGTCCATGAGGTAGTACCACAAAATTTTCAATATTTGATGCTCCGTTAAAATATTTAGCGAAGTCGGTACGACCCTCCATAGAGGATGAAAGCTCCCCAGCGGTAAAGCTAGGTATGCTTAAAAGTTGTTTAGGCATATTTAGTATCTACTTGTTATAAAATCTTCTGTTATGATTTGGTCTGTTGGTGCAAGAGTAGGATCTGTATTATATCCTTCACTTGCGTCTGCGTGTCTAGCTTCTGATAATTTAGCTTGGTATTTTTCAGCCATAAGTTTTGCAACTTGTAAATTAGAAGTTATAGCGTAAGCAATATCTTGAGCTAAAGCAGCAGAGATAGTTTCTCTTAATAAAATATCTAATTGATTAACGTCTGTTTCGCTGGCTAGATAAATTAAATAGACAGAACTTTCTCCTATTAATAATTTTCTACCTTCAATTTTGTAATCCGAGTTATAATCTTTAATTCCTAAAATTCTTAAACAATCAGAGGGTAAAGTATATTGATAAGCAAATCCCCAAGCTGGAGTATCGCTATCTTGTGCTAACTGTATTCTTTTAACTAAACAATTCCAAGGATGTGAACGATAAACTGCATCTCTAACTGTTGTATATCTTTCATTACATATTCTTGCGTTTTTAGAGTTTTCAGTAAGTGCAGTTATAGAACTTGCTCCTAATTGATTTAATGCTGAATTACATATTTGAACTACTGATGCCATGTTATTCCTTTTTTATTATATATTTTCTTCTTAGTTTTCTTGGTTTAACCAAAGCAAATATTTCTGCTTCTGTTAATTCTTCTTTTACATCAAAACCATAATGATTTTTGTGATCGTTTTCAAAACGATCAACTAAAACATATCTGTAAATATAATTCTTATGTTTAAAATGTAAGATGGATTTTGGTTTATCTAACTTTTTAATCATAAGGTTCCAGGCGAGATTAAGTCTCCCGCTTCCCGCCTGAAATTTTATTTGCTAGTTACAAACGTAGTGAATGTTGAAAGACATATCGCCTTCAGTTCCACCCGCAGCAGCCATAGTAGCCGCTATGTAGTAGAAACCTCCAGGGTCAGATGACGCTCCAGCCATTTCCCACATTGCTTTTCCAGCAGTATTGATGTCAGCAGCTTCGTGTCTTACATCTGCCATTGCAGCAGCATCAGCTACAGCACTTGCAAAGTAATCTTCATCGACTACTGTTCCACTTGATTGATAAATTCCAACATTGAAAGTACATGAACCGCCAAATGTATCTGATCCTACCCATATTTGAGGTACAATCGCATTACTTGGTATCGGTGCTAACATAACAATATCGTCATCATCACTATCACCAGCTTCTACAACAATAGTACCTTGAGCTACACGAACTACTCCGTGTAACAATGCACTATCTGTAAGAACTGGAGGCGTAGCTTCAAAATTTGCTACTAAGTCTGAGTTTTTAGTTCCCATTGTGATTTTCTCCTATTCTATTAATTATGCTTCATGACAAGGAATTTGAACAACTTTATCTTCTTCCATTCTTACTGCTCCCAAGCTCATTCCGTAATAAACTTGTGTTGAGTAAGACTTGTCAGCTCTTTCAGAGATTTTCGCAGATATATCTTTTCCGATACCTAATTTTACAGCATCTTCAGTATATGCAAAAACTAATCTGTCAGATGTATATGTTGCATCCTTGTTCAGTCTAGTTGACATTATGAACTCAAAACCTAAGAAGGTATTTACAGCTCCAGTTGCTAATGCACGAACACTATTGTAGTCCGAGCTAGTAACCTGTGTAGTACCTAATAGATCTGAGATCTGTTGAGGTCCGCAAACGAGGTATCTTCTTAAAGAAGGATCTACATCGTTATTATCTAGGATTTTCTTCGCAGCCAAAAGTTTAGCAATCGTCAAACCATCTGATTGGTCTGAAGTCGCTGTTTTTTGTCCAGAAGGTAAAGCCGTAGATGAACCACCAGCAACACCAGTTGATGCAGATGCGTTGAATGCAGTTATAATAACGTCATCCATTGCTCTGTTCATCGCTGCCGCTGCGGCTCTTGCGTATGAGCTAGTAGGGTCTACAAGCATTCTAACCTTGTCAACATCGTCAACAAGATCAGCCCATTCATAGTCTGCTAAGCTCAATCTTCTTCTACTGTGTGGCGTGTCTATCTGAGGTGTATCGCCATGTCTGCTCGTTCTTAATTGAGCAGCTGTTGCTCCGACTTGATCGAAGAAAGCGTTTTTCCCAGTAACTTTTTCCACATCAACAGAAGATCTTAGTTTACTTCCCATTTGTTGAGAAAGCATAGCTACGTTTGAACTATACTGCTCTACAAAAGAAGTTGTTATTTGTGAACTCATTATAAGTTCCTCCTGTTTTATAGTTTATGTTATTGTTAAGCGGATGATTATCCTTACGGGTCGCTCCTCGATTTTAGTTCTCCTGGAACCTATACTTTCATAGTGTCAACTAGGGTCTTTCGATTATCCTAACTATTTTCAGCTATACGTTATTTTTTTTATCTCGTAAAGCTAAAACTTCTTGAACTGCTACTGTATGATTTGGATGGTTTTTATCCCAATAAGCCGAACCAGTTTGTGTCAGTTCTCCAATTTGTTTCTCGATTTGAGAAGGCGTTAGATATGTGGGTCCCGATGCTTGAACAATGCTATCTTCCCCCATTTTACTTGCTAATTGAGCAAATACTTTAATCATATCTGGATGGTCTCCTAATTTGGTTCCATCTTCTAAATTACGATTTAAAATGTCAGTTGCACCAACCGATTTTGCTAAGGTTGCTGCTTGTGTAACTTTTTGATCGTAAGCTTGACCAAATTCTTGCTTGAGAGTTTTTTCACTTGCTTCTCTAGCTGCAAGAGCTTTACCATCAGCATCTTGTAAAGATTTAGCCGTCATTTCATTATAGAATTTTACCATCCCTTGAGCTTGTCCAGGAAGTAATCCTAGCTTATGAGCTTGGGTTGAAAATTCTTTTAATGATACTTCATCCACCTTTTTATCTTGTGGTAAGTCAAATTTATATCCATCCGCAGATTTGGGTCTGCCTAGTTTTTCATAAACGGCATCCCAATCTTTATCCGTTGCATATTTGTTTGGAACTGGAATTTTATCCGCTCCAACCATTTTCTGTGCATGGACATAAGATTTTGCTAAACCTTCTATATCTTTAATATTTTCTAAAGATTTATCAGATCTTACTTCTTCAGATAGGCTTGCTTTCCAATCTGTTATTGCTTGTGGAGTTTCTGTTTTAGGGTCTCCAGACAACACCGAATTTTGTTGCTCTGGTTGAGCTACAGGTGTTGCTACCTCTTGATTTTCGCTTGACATAGTTATTCTCCTTTTTTGTTAAGCATATTTTTAATAAACAAGATCACCGATCTTGTGCCTTCTAAAAATGCACTCTCATGACTATCTCCCTTAATGTGAGTAGTTGAATGATAGCTGCATCTTTTTTCCAAATCTTCCAAAACTTTTTTGCCGTGGTCAGATTCAAAAACTTGTTTGTAAGCAATAAGTAATTGCTTTAAATCATCTTTATTCATTAGCCACTTTCAGAGCGGGAGCTACTTTACCCGCTGCCTCAGCGACTTGTTGAGCTTGTTGAAGTTGCATTTGCTCCATTTGTTGTTGTTGTTTTTGTTGTTGGATTTGCTGAACTTCTCCTTTTGATCTCATAATTTTAGCGGGTAATCCCAAAACATCTTGAACATGACTAACTAAACCATCTATGTCTATGTAATCAAATACTGGTGCAATATTTTGCATGGAACCAAATATTTCCATCCCTCTCATAATCGATGAAAGCTCTTGTGTCTTTTGAGCTTTCGCTAATGGAGATACATATTCAATTTCAATATCCTGGTTGCCTAACATTTCTGGTGGCTCTGGAAATTTACCATTTTTAAATAATAAATTAAAAGATCTTGTAATAAGGGGTTGTAATAATTCAGATTGAAGTCTGCCTAATACGGGACCCAGTAATCTCATTTTTTCTTCAGTACGCTGCATGACTTCTGTTGCTGTCATGTTTTGACCCTGTACTGTCATTAATTGATCCACAAAGAAGTTTTCTCTAATTGCTTTTCTTCTTTGATCTTCCATTTGAATACCCACAGGATTATTAGATCCAATTTGTAATGGTTCAATTCTCTCTCTCGTTCCAGATCGATAGAAGTTTAATCCACCGGGTACTGTTCTAATCGGTAAAATAAAACCATCATCGGGAACCATTAAAGGTGGGTCGATTTGTTTTTGAGCTGCTTTAATTGATACTTTAGACATGGTATTTAACATCTTCGTATCTGGTAAAGCATTCATCGCTGGCGATCTGCCATAAATCTCATTGGATGAAGTTTTTAAATATCTTGGAACTACATAAGGAAATTCTTTAAAACCACTTTCCTTTAATAGAGTACCTGTTTTTTCATGAACATGACAAGAAACCCAATCCATATTTTTACTATTGTCATATCCCATCTTAACTTCGTTAGGATAAATCGAGTGTAAAATAACAGCGTCATCGTGTGGAGCTTTATCTATATCCGCTATAATCGCTCTTGGTAATTCAGCTTCTGGATATAATAATGGAATATTTTTATTTTGAATATTAAATCTTCTTGTTAAGCTATCGACTAATCCTTTTTCATTTTCTGTAATAAAAATTTCAGAAATATGAATAGTTTTAAATCTTAAATCATCCTTCGCATCATCGGTAATAAACATTGCAGAAGTACCGAAAGCCAACAGCTCATGGTATAATTCAAATATTTCTTGTTGAAAATTAGATCTTGAAAAAACTTGTTGCATAATCTTTGCACAGTTTTCCAGCCATTCTTTAGCGGTATCATCTTCGTTTGTTAAATCATTTCTATATTTTAATATAAACCACGGAGAAATCGTATTGGTTAGCATACCATTTAAACTCGCTGATAATAATTCTAAAGCGTGAGTGGCTGTACCATCATAAATCTGATCGTGCCTTTTATCACCTTTAGTATGTTTCATTGTGATATTCGATTTTCTTGGTAAGAAATAATCAGCAATATCTTGCCAATGATCTTCCCAGGTAACTCTTTTTGCTTTGAGAGTTTTATATCTCTCAATAATCATTTTTGCTTTTGGTTCTATAGCCATCTATCCTCCCAGTAGTGATTTCTTCGTTGTTGTTAATGCGTTATCGCCTAAACCTTTTGCACCTGTTAAAATTGTGCTTGATCTCCCTTTACCTTTAAGCATTCCACTTGCATCTGTTGATGATACTTGTGATACCTCAGCTTTAGTTGGAGCTGGCGTATAAACGGCTGCTGGCGGTGCAGGTGGTTTTGGTGGTGATATTACTCTTGCTACTCCTCCCATACTATCCTCCTAATAAAGTTTTCTTTGTTGAATATTCGTCATCCTCTAAACCTTTAGCGGATGTTAAAATGGTTGCGGATCTTCCTATTCGACTAGCTCTAATTTTATCTGTTTTTGCTTTTGCCGCAGCTGCTCTATCCGTATCTTCATAACTCGGTGCAGCTGGTAAAGGTTTAACTTCTGGAATGGCTGGCATCGCTGGTATTGTTGGTTTTAAAAAACCCATATTATTCTCCGTGTATTGTATAATCATTGACAGCTAATTTTTGAGCCGCCATTTTGTTTTTTGGTAATTCAGTAATTCCTAAAGCTAAATATCTCATTGCATCGCAAGCATGAGAACTCCAATCTTTTACAGGTTTATTACTAAACATTTTCATCTTCTCGTTATATTTTCGATGATGGTGTCTTAACGCATCTATTAATGGTTTTGTGTTTTCTATATCGAACCAACACTTAGGTAAAACCATTTTTAAATTATGGATCCCATCCTCTAAATTTATTTTAGGTAAAATTTTAAACCTTATTCCTAATTGGTAAGCTACCTCTCGTCTGGTCTTACCGGTGGAAAATTCTGTAACCTCAATATCGTGGGGTGCAAAATGATCTCCATAAACATAATCCTTATCTTTCACCACCTGGATATAATGCGGCAACCCTTCTCGGTTATTTTCATAAAAATCTATAACCAAAATCTGGTTTCCAATTTGCTGAAAAAAAACGATTGCCGTACTATCATCGACACCTAAATCCCAAGCGGTATGAACTAATGCACTTGGGTCATAAGCAATTCTCGTTAATTGTTTTTTTTCTTCAAGCGATTTAATAATATCTCCATATACGGATCCTTCGATATTTGCAATCCAATCGCACTCAAATTCTTGTTTATATTTTGCCTCTCCCATTTGGGATTTGGCAGCATCGAGTTCTTCCTGGTCGATAATTTTAGTCTCGCTGGCTTTAGCCGTATAAGCTAACCACTTATCATCTGATAAAGCGTGCTGGTATAAATCATAAAAAATATTACTCATACCCGCTGGCGTACCTATAAAATAACAAAACCCCTTCCTATCGGAAAGTGCGGGTCTTATTATTTCATTCCATAACCTTGGATCTATTTGAGCCACCTCATCGATACAAACTCCGTCAAGGAATAATCCCCTTAAGCTATCTGGCTGTTCAGAAGATAACAAAGTGATACGGCTGCCATTCGGCATATCGCATCTTAATTCTGTTTCATGAAACTTAACTCCAGGTATTCCACCCGCAAACATTTTCATATAATCCCAGGCTATGCTTTTAGCCTGTTTGTAAGTTGGTGCTATATAGGCAAACCTAGGATTTTTCATTTTATGGGTAAGTGCAGCTCTTATTAAGTGATTAATAATCGCTACACTTTTCCCAAATCTTCTATGACAAGATAATACAGCGAACCTATACTGATCCAAGTTTTTATGTAACTCCGCTTGTAGCGTTCTTGGGGTATAAGGGATCTGTACTCTCATTTTATATTATTAGCAAAATTACTATTAAAGCCGCAACACCGATCACTACTTTTTTATGATCTCTCCAATAATGTTTAGCTTCATGAATAATTATATTTATATCCATCTTTTCCTCCTTATTAGTGAACTGTAGGCAAATCAAATAATTCTTTAATTGATTTATATTGAATGCCGCTATTCTTCATAAGTCTTTTACAAAATCTATTGGCGTGATCTTGGCTTTCAAATCCGTTTAAGTGAATAATTAACCCCCCCGTATCTTCTGCGTGAAAAACCATGGCGGTAATTAATTTGTCTGTGTATTTATCTTTTAAATCCATTGTAAAGCTTATGTGTGTGTCTGTGTGTGAAACTCCCGAGTATTATATATTCTTAAAAATGCGGGTGGTTTTTCGGGTGTACCCCACCTTTGTTCTTTTGAAATCTACACTTTTATATGCAAATAACCTTCCGATAATTAATTGTTATCGGATTAGTATCAATAATCTTTAATTATCGTTAGTAATAATTAGAATATGAACTCCATAATGCGTGTGCGAGGAGCGTGGAACTGCCATCCAAAAACCAACTTCCTTAACTAATCCTATCTTCTGTATCTATATCTGTTCCAGAACTTTCTCTTATTCTCTTTGAACCTTACTTGTTCATCTTGTTTCCTTCTGAGTAGATGTGCTTGCTCCAGGTATTGCTTTAACATCCACACTTGATACTTGATCCACAATATTTTCAACTTTTTTAATATCTGCATTAGGCTCTCCCCAACTAATAATCAGATGATTATCTATTTTTTGTTCAACTTGGCTTTTATCGCCAAAAGTATTGCTTGCTAATTTTGTCGCCAACCATCTTATGTGGCTCCACTTCTCTCTTAAAAAATGTGTTTCTTGCGGTGTCTTAGGGATTTGCATATCTTCTGCAATTTTATCCAACAAAGTCCAGACACCGGTCTGCCTCGCTGCCATTATTTTTTTTTGTAATTTATCATCGCCTCTACATTTTTTGTAAATTGATGAAACACTTGGCATTGTTTTGTCTTTGCAAATTGTACTGAGAGGTTCCCCTAACTCAAGTCTTTCGCATATTTTTTCGATTTGATCCATTCGTATAATTCTTGATAGCTTTTATTTTTAAATTTTTTTAAATTTCTTATTGCCTTAATTCTGCCTTCAATGGATTTTGGTCCAGTGCTGGCTCCTCCATGAAATTTGCAACGATATTTTTTTGAAGTCTTTTGATAATATCCTTTGCACCTACATTGCTTAGTAAATTTAGATCCTCGGGTAAAACTTTCGCATTGGATCTTATGTAAGGGTCGTCCAGGCATAGAAATATTAAGCCTATCTTTCCTATTAGATTATCTTGTCAATCTTGTCTACTAAAGATTTTTCAAGATTAAATTCAAGACTTAAAAGAGCTGCAACGTATCGTCTCTTAATGGTAACACGATGAACACCAAATTGCCTAGCAAGTGCAACCCAGGAATAACGCATGGCTTTTGCCCAGACTAATCTGCGATCCTCAATTTTTTCAATCTTAGCAAGTAAATCAATAGCAAGCTCCCAACAAGCAATCTGCCTAGAAGTAGCTCTTAATTTCATTGG